TGAGAAAGAAAGGCAGTAAGCAGTCCAAGGTCAGCCGCATCGACCGCAGCAAGGCTCTGGCCGCCCAGGCCGACGAGGCAATCAAGGAGCGCATCCGGACGGCGCCAGCCTACATGTACACCAGCCTGTGCCCGGTTCCGGAGCTGCGCCGGCCGCCGAAGGGAGTGATACGGTATTATGAGACAATGCTACATAGACAACGGGCGTCACGGGTGTAACGGCCAGCACAACAACAAGGGCAGGATACGGTACGGGTGCTGGGCGTGTCCACATCTGGATGCGGGAGGAGGTGATGCCGGTGAAACAGACAGAAGCACTGGAAGAAGTGGCAAGGCTGGCCGCAAAGGAAGCGGTCAAAGAACATGAAAAACAGACACAGAGAAATAAGCGCACAAAGATTTTCCAGAATACCAAAAAGTTGATGGAAAATTATAACAGAATTTGTCAGAGTGTGGAGGAGGGCGTGGCGGAGCTTTCGGATATGGACAACAGAGAAGAACTGGAGGAGTTCACGGAGGAAGATATTTTTATCAACAGCATTCTTAAGAGCAAGCTCCGGAGCATTGTCATGATAGGCCACATAGACAAGTGCTTGAAGCTCCTGGAGGATGAGGAGTGTCGGAAGAATACGCATGAGAAATATCTGGCCTTTAAATATTTCTACCTGGATGGGATGACATACGAGAATATTGCAGAGATTTACGGATATGGAGAGCGGACAGCCAGACGATGGATAACGGAGCTTACAGGGATACTTAGTGTATATCTCTTTGGTGCAGACGCCCTTATGTTGGATTAGGGCCTTGACAGGAGCATGTCAAAATCGTGTCCTTGCCATGTCCGTTTGGACGATTTATAATTGTAATATGCAAAATTGGATGAAGCGGAAAGCTGATTGGTTTTGCACCCTCCCCATTTAAGCAACGGCTGCCAGGCATCATACCCTGGCAGCTGATTAACCGGTATTGTGTAATCCCTCATAAGACAGGCCTGTACATTACGGGACAATGCCGCAGGGTATGCAAGCGGTGAGGTATCTGGTTTTATCCCCCCATGACGTTTTCCAGATACATAGACTGATTTTCTCCTTTGGATGAGTCCCTGCGGTGACGTGGGGGCTTTTCTTTTGTCGAATTTTGATGTATGATGAAAGAAAAAGCGGGGAGGAGAAATCCATGGATTTTCCAAAGTATTTATACCATTATACAAATCTAAGTTCTTTATGTTCTATTTTAAAAAGTGGAATGATTAGATTTAATCCATTAACAAAAATGGATGATATGGATGAAGCAGAAATAAGAGATTTTAAAAACTTTGCGAAGTATGTATTTGTAAGTTCTTGGACAAGCGATTCAAGAGAGAGCATACCGTTTTGGAATATGTATACAAGAGATATGTCGGGTATTCGATTGCGGCTTAAGGCATTTCCATTTGAAACATATGAGTGGGATTATAGTCCGGAAAGTCAAGCTATTAGCGATTTGAAACCTAAATATTTTCCAAAAGAACTTGCAGAAAATGATAGATATGCTATACTTCCATTAGCTTTCAATTTGTTTTTTTTACCGGTTGAATATACAGATGATGAGGGGAAAATATATCCATCAATTCAGAAGATAAATGGTTCAAATTTCACGATGGAGTTAAACGAGGTTGGAAAATATAAACGAAAAGAATGGGAATTTCAGTCTGAGTGGCGTTATAGACTTGTTTATTTTGATGCAGGCGTCAAAGAACTTGGAGTAGACCCTGGTAAGGCTCTTGAAAGAATGGAAAAGGGGGCTGAACCAGCAATTGACCATGTGGATTTAAAACTTACTAAAGAAAGTTTGAGTGATGTGGAGATATTAACTGGTCCTAAAATGTCATCAGGTGATAAAGAGTTACTTAGATTATTATGTGAGAAATATTGTACAAAAGCTAGAATACAAGAGAGCCGTTTGAAAATAAGATAAAGTATTACTAAAGGGGCCACCTCCGGGCGGCTCTTTTTCTATACGCAAAAACAAGGAGGTGAGCCAGATGGCATTAACGCCAAAACAGAAGATATTTGCAGATGAATACCTGATTGACCTTAATGCCACCAGGGCTTACAAGGTGGCGTATCCGCGGGTGAGGAACGAAGAGACCGCTGCAGCAGCAGGGGCCAGATTGTTAAGAAATGTTAAGGTTGAAGATTATATCCAGAAACGGATGGATGAACGCGCACAGCGTACCGAGATCACCCAGGATCGCGTGCTGCAGGAGTTAGCCAAGATTGGCTTTGCAAATATCACCGATTTTGTGACAATCGAAGGTGGTCTTGTAAGAGTGAAGCCTACGAATCAGATGCCCCGGGATAAACTGGGAGTCATTGCAGCAATCAAGGAAGGGGCTAATGGTATTGAGGTTAAGCTGAATGATAAGGAGAAGGCCCTGGAATTGATAGGCCGCCACCTGGGCATGTTCAAGGATAAATTGGAGCTATCAGGTGGCCTGGATACCGAAAAGACTAAACTGGATGACCTGCTCCAGCAGATGCGTGGTGGTGGCTAATGAGTGCGGAAAGATTATTACTATCAGACAAGTACAAGGCATTTCTGCGCTGTGATGCGCCGGTAGAATTTTTGGAGGGCACAACGGCAGCCGGAAAGACCACGGTGGGGTTGTTTAAATTCATGCTCAAGGTAGCTGAGTCGCCCAAAAAGCTTCACATCCTGGCAGCGGATGACACCGGCGCCGCAGAGAAAAATATCATTCAGAAAGACCTGGGCATACTGGATGACTTCGGCGTCCTGGTGGAGTACAAGGGTAATGGCGGAGGTGGTTATAACATGCCCCACATCCTCTTCCACACATCCGGCGGCGATAAGATAATCTTTGTTGTCGGCTATGGCAACAAGCGCAAGTGGAAGGATGCCTTGGGCGGCCAGTACGGATGCCTGTACATTGATGAGATTAACACGGCCGACATAGAGTTTGTGCGTGAGGCCGCCATGCGGAGTGATTACCTGATGGCCACGCTCAATCCGGATGACCCTGGCCTAGATGTCTACAAGGAGTATATCAACTGCTCCCGGCCATTGCCCGAATGGGAATCAGAGACACCAAAGGAAATTAAAGACGAATTGCAAGAGGAGCCAAAACCCGGCTGGGTACATTGGTTCTTTTCTTTTGCCCATAACCTGGGCCTGAGCAAGGAAAAACTGGAACAGATAATGACCAATACCCCGAAGGGAACGAAAATCTGGAAGAATAAGATTCAAGGCCTGCGTGGTAAGGCAACCGGATTGATATTCTCCAACTTTGAGCGGTCTAAGCATGTCATCACAGTCCAGCAGGCCAAGGCACTGAAATTTAAAAAGTTCACGGCGGCCCTGGACACATCCTACTCTTCCAAGTCCCCGGATACCATAGCCATGATATTCCAGGGAATCACGGAGGACAGGAAACTTATCACCCTGTCCGAAAAAGTCTATAACAATTCCAAGCTTGACATCCCGCTGGCGCCCAGTGACACAGCAGTCAAGTTTGTGGCCTTCCTGGAGCAGTGCCGGAAGGAGTGGGGATTTGCCAAGGATGTGTACATAGACAATGCAGACCAGGCGACCATCACGGAGCTGCGCAAATACAAGCGGCTTAAAGGCTGTCTGTATAATTTTTATGACTCCTACAAGCGACCGGAGATTTTGGACCGTATCAACCTGCAGCTGGGCTGGATACAGCAGGGCTGTTACCTGGTAGTTGATACCTGCATGGAGCATCTGTCCGAGTTGGACCGGTACAGCTGGGATGATGAGAAGGACAAGCCAGAGGACAGGAACGACCATACCATTAATGCCAATCAGTATGCATGGATACCATACCGGAACCTGATTGGATTTGAGGAGGCTGAGAAGAAATGAGGTGGCTGAACAACATGAATGAGACAATTAAGCGTGGTATTCGTACCTGGCTGAATGTGGTGCCGGCCAGCGGGAACTGCATCCAGATTAACGAGGTCCTGGACTTCGAGGCCAATGCCATCCGGAACCGCATCTGGTACCGCGGGGATGGAAACGAGCTGGAGCAGATGTACCAGCAGGCCCCGGAGTATGCGGATAAATATAAGTTCTGGGCCAGCAGGTGCACACCGGGTCTGGAGATGCGCAAGATACATACCGGTCTGCCTGGGCTGATTATCCGCATCCTCTCAGGCATTGTCCTGGATGATATGAATGACTTTGACTTTGCGGATAATGACCGGCAGCGGCAGCTGTGGGAGGACATTGCAAAAGATAATAAGTTCACTCGTAAAATGGAGAAGGCTTTAAAGGAGGTCCTATACATCGGGGATGGAGCCTTTAAGGTCACGATTGATACGACTGTCAGCGAGTACCCTATTCTTGAATGGTATCCAGGGGAGCGAATTGAGATTGTCCGGAACCGGGACCGGGTGAAGGAGGTCGTGTTCAAGACGCCGTATAAGGCTGGCCATCAGCAGTATGTCCTATATGAGCATTATGGATATGGTTACATATACAACGAGTTGTACAAGGGTGACACTTCGGTGCCCCTCAATGCTAGCGACGCCACCAAGGGCATCAAGGACACGAAGTTTGATGATAATGTCATCCTGGCCGTACCCTTGCAGGTCTATGAGTCCACCAAATACGAGGGGCGCGGCGGCAGCATCTTTGATGGTAAGCTGGACAGCTTTGACGCTTTTGACGAGGCTTGGTCCCAGTGGATGGATGCCCTACGCGCTGGACGAGCCAGGACATATATACCTGAGTGCCTGATACCGCACGACCCAGCGACCGGGCAGATTATTCGCCCCAATTCTTTTGATAATCAGTATTTTGCCTCTGATAACGACATGTCAGAAAGTGCGGATAACAAGGTCAACGTGGTGCAGCCGGCAATACCCCATGACAGTTATCTTGCATCTTACTGTACAGCTCTGGACCTTTGTCTGCAGGGGGTCATAAGTCCCAGCACTTTGGGCATTGATGTCAAGAAGCTGGATAATGCTGAGGCTCAGCGTGAGAAAGAAAAAGCTACCCTGTATACCCGGAACGCCATCGTGGAGGCGCTGCAGGAAACCCTGCCTGAGCTGGTGGAGGCAACCATCAACGCATATAACTTCCTGCATGGAAAGGCTGCGGAGGAGGTTAAGGTGGACATCCCATTTGGTGAGTATGCAAACCCATCCTTTGAGAGTCAGGTGGAGACTTTGGCCAAGGCCCGGCCCGGCGTCCCCATGATGAGCATTGAGGCCCAGGTAGAAGAGCTGTATGGGGACAGCAAGGATGATGCATGGAAACAAGAGGAGATAGCGCGGCTGAAGGCAGAGCAGGGCATTGCGGAAGTGGAGGAACCCGGAATCAATGAGGCTGCCGGCGGTTTCCAACTGAACATGGAGGGAGGAAAGGCAGATGAAGGTCAAGGTAATGAACCGTCTGTACCAGATGAACCAGAAGGAGTACCAGGGGCTGCTGCAGGTGGCAAGTGAGCAGGTGCCGTTCGGGATATACGCCATTGAAAAGCAGGGATATGCAGAGCTGCGCTGTGATAAGTGTAGCAGCGTCACACAGCTTAAGAGTCTCACACGGCAGTTTAAGGCGCAAGGGTTTAAGGTACATGCAAATGGGAGGTGATGTCGTTGACAGAGTACGATATCGGCGGCGCCTTCAAAGCCATAGAGGATGAGCTGATTGCCTCCATGATTCGCAACATGGACCGGCACCGGGCCGAAGAGACCAAAGAAGGCGTTGAGTGGTCCATGTGGCAGGCTGAGCAGTTGAAAGCCCTGGAGAAGTACAAGAGGGACAACCAGAAGCGCTTTAAGGGCCGATTCCAGGACCTCAACAAAGAAATGGGGGAACTGATACGGATATCCAGGCAGCGCGGTAATATGCAGCAGGAAGTCAAGATACTCGATGCCATTCGGAAAGGTTTTCCTGCTAAGAAAATCAGTCAAGGCGTCACGGCAGAGTTTTTCCGGTTCAATGACCGAAAATTGGAGGCCTTGATTAAGGCAACCACCAATGATATGCAGCAGGCAGAAACAGCCGTCCTTCGCATGGCCAACGACCAGTATCGGAAGGCCATCTTTAATGCCCAGGTATACGCCAATTCCGGCGCCGGCACCTACGAGAAAGCCGTTGATATGGCTACCAAGGACATGCTTTCCCGGGGGCTTAACTGTGTGGAGTATGTCAATGGTGCCCGTCATACCCTGGCGGATTATGCCGACATGGCCATCCGGACGGCATCCAAGCGGGCTTACCTACAGGGCGAGGGGGAGAAAAGGCGGGAATGGGGGATTACCACGGTCATCATGGCTAAGCGCGGCAACCCATGTCCTAAGTGTCTGCCCTTTGTCGGTAAAGTCCTGATTGACGACGTCTGGTCCGGCGGAAAGAAATCCGATGGGCCGTATCCCCTCATGAGTAAGGCCATAGCATCCGGACTGTATCACCCCAGATGCAAGGACAGCCACACAACATACTTCCCTGGCATCTCCACTGCAGACGATACCTGGACTAGGAAGGAACTGGAGGCGGTCGGTCAGGCCAATAAGCAGGAGGCCTGGCAGCAGTATGCGGCAAGACAGTCTGAGAAGTATGGACGATTGGCGGAATATTCGTTGTCACCAGAAAATCAGAAGCAGTATAAACAGAAATCTGAAAAATGGGAGGGGGAGGCAGAAAAGAGATACGCGGTCTCAGATGAGATAAAGGTGCATCGGGATGATACGCCAGTCAAGATGGTTGACCTGATAGATAAATATACTAACGATGAGTTTGTTGTCCTCAATGAAACGTCTGAACATGCATTTGCTTATGACCCTGATACGGATACAATCAGAATCAATACGACACATCCGCAGTATCCATATCAAGATTACAAAGAAGTCATGCTCCATGAGCTGGCGCACAGAATTGACCAAAATGAGTTTGGGAGTCCTATGAATGCAGAGTTTTCAAATGCAATCATAGAAGCGGAAAAACATCTAATGGAAAACGCAGAACGATATAGGAAAATGTTTGAACCGGGCGGAGAATTAGAGTATAATAACCTTATCAGCGACATGATGGGATGCATTACGGATAATTCAATTGTCGGTGGGGCTTCTCATGCTTCGCAATATATTAGCGTTCCGGGATACACAGAACTGGAGGTATTTGCCGATATCTTCTCAGCGTTGTATCAGGGGGATGATAATACTGTTAGATTCATAAAAGACGAGTTTCCAGATATACACAAAGCTTTTCTGGGGATTATAGGAGGATGATTGATTCATGCTTAAGAAAGAGTTTGTTGATATGATGAGAAACGATGAGGAATTGCAGGAATTGCGTCGCAAAGTATATTCGATTACTGGACAGCTTAAAGACATATCATTCTGTATCGGAGCAAAGTACACTTATGAAGAGTGGAAAGAGCAGCTGAGAAAAATTGTAGAAGAACACGAAACCACCAGTCAGTAACGGCCGGTGGTATTTTATTTGTTGCGATATCGCAACGGAAAAGGGGTGATAACATAACGCCGGCAGTGCAGATAACAGCAATCATTTGTCTGACAATTATCATATTGTGTTGGAATGGAAAGAAGAAATGAGTGAAGCACGCGGGACTATCCCGGGTGTTATTTTTACGCCCAAACACGAGCATGGCTTAAAACTGCTGCGTGGCCAGCGACACTGATGACAATGGATGCAATAAAAATTACAGGGTGACACCCTTAAAATGGAGGTATGGATGATGAAACGTATGAACTTACAGTTATTTGCTGAGCCCGCAGGTGGAGCAGAGCCGCCGGCAGGAGGTCAGAATCAGCAGCAGACACAAACTCAAACAGGACAGCAGGCATCCCCGGCAATTGATTATGCTAAAATCCAGCAAATGCTGGAAGGGACTCTGGCCGCTAAGGAGGACACGGCCTTGAAAGTCTACTTCAAGCAGCAGGGGCTCAGCCAGGAAGAAATGGAACAGGCAATTGCCACATTTAAGCAGCAGAAGGCGGCCCAGCAGCCAGATGTAGGCGCAATCCAGCAGCAGCTCACCCAGGCTCAGGCAGTGGCTCAGAAGGCCATGATTGACAGTGCAGCCACCATGGCGGCAGTATCACTGGGGATTGATGCCAAAACAATTCCATATGTCCTTAAGATGGCCGACTTAAGTCAGGTCATGGGGCAGGATGGGAAAATCAACGATGAGGCGCTTAAAGCGGCTCTGGACAAGGTACTTGAGGACGTGCCGGCGCTGAAACCCCAGGCATCAGGCTCCACCGGGTTCATCCAGGTGGGAGCAGCCAGTGGGCAACAGCAGACGCAGGCGACAGACGACGCCCTTAAAAAGGCGTTCGGACTTTAATGAAAGAGAGGATTAAGAAATGGCAGTATATGATTATGCAACAACCTTTACACAGCTGCTCCAACAGAAGTACGCAAAGGAATTATGCTCTGATGCTTTAACACAGAGTAACCAGCAGGTGAAGTTCATCAATGCCCAGACTATCAAACTTCCAAGGATGGCAGTGACTGGGTATAAGGACCATACCAGGACACCGGGATTCAATGTAGGCACCCTGAGTAATGACTGGGAGGCAAAGAAGCTGGAACACGACAGGGATGTGGAGTTCTGGATTGACCCCATGGACATTGATGAGACAAGAAGCGCTATATCCCATTGATATTACAAGGGTTGCGGCGCTTCTTTTAGTTGAGTGGAACTAATTTGGTACTAATTCCTGCAATCTGTTTACAAGTTCAATTTGCTTATTTGGGTATAGATGGCTATACGTGTTCAAGGTGGTTTTGATATCCTCATGTCCCAGGCGCTCTGCAATTAACAGAGGATTAAAGCCCAATTCTATCAGCAGAGCCACATGGGAATGTCGAAGGTCGTGAATCCGTATTGTCTTTACTCCGGCTCGTTTGGAATATTGCTTAAGATTATACAAAATGTTGGCTCTTAGGGCTGGGAAGACAATATCATTTGGAGCTGGTTCATACATATGTGTGCGATACTCTGTCAGTTCATCAATTAGGAACTGAGGAATCAGTATATCACGTTTGCTCTTAGCTGTTTTTGGGGTAGTTATGATGTTATCATAACCTATGCGCTTTAAGGTCTTTGATACATGGATGATGCCATTGTCAAAATCAATATCCTCAAAAGAAAGGGCCAGGAGTTCACCAACACGCATCCCCGTATAGTATAGGGTTTCAAATATAGGCCGGTATAAGGAGTGGTCAACGGCTGCTATGAATTGGTGGTACTCATCCAGCGTCCAGAATTTCATTTCACCGGATTTTGATTTACCGATACTGCCCGCGAGGATGCAGGGATTAACCTGTAGCCCATGGTATCGTACTGCATAATTAAACAGGCTAGATAATGTGTGATGCAGGACATTCAAATATGTCGGGCTTAGGGGCTGTCCCGTCTGTCCGGTTTTCTTCATGAGGTCAGTCTGCCACTTTCGGACGTGAGCCGAGGTTATTGCGTTGATAGGTTGCTTTCCAAAGTAAGGGGCAATATGCACCTGTATGCGGTTCTCCTTGGCGTAGATTGTAGAGGGTTTCATGCGTCCTTTTGTGTCCTCCATGTAAATCTGAATCAAGTTATCCATAGTCATATCCGGCTGGCCTTGCTGACGTTCAAGGAAGTTCCGTTCCCATTCCTTTGCATCCCTCTGGAGCTTGAATCCCCGTTTCTTTTTCTGCCGTTTAGTGCCAGTCCAATCCACATAGTAGAATTTACAGTACCAGGTTTTCTGTTTTTCATCATAATATGATGGCATAATTCATCTTCCTTTCATCCGGGCCGGGCGGGCATAGCATGAGGGAAGATTTTTTTTCCCCACTTGTAGGGAAAGTATTACTTCTTTACTTCTCTGGAATCATTCAACAGCTTTTCGATATTATAGCGAATGTCTTTGTCACATCTCAGACACATTTCCTCAAATTCATTCCGCTCAACCAAAGAACTGAATCCAAAGCGGTCAGTTACGGTAAGCCAGTGGATGTCTTTTTCTTCAACTTTATATTTGTGAGTTTTCAAAAGTTCTATGATAAGTTCTTTTCTTTTCTCGTCATTGTTCTGAATCCATTCCCAGGTACTTTTAATCCGCTGCTCTTCGGTCAATTCGTCAATGAAAGCAGACACCGGAACATTCAGAGCAGAAGCTATTTTTTGTAGTTGTTCTATTTTTGGTTGGCGCTTATTAAGTTCATATTGCTTAATTGTAGTTTCAGAAGTTCCAGAAGCTTCCCCAAGACTTTTTTGTGTGTGACCAGCTTCTTTTCTTAAAGTTTTTATTTTCTCGCCTATAGTCATTTATTTTCACCTCTTTTTGACTATATCACAAGAAACAAAAATTAAAAAGGCTCAAATGAATATTTTTTGAAACTTGACAGTCTCGATTGAATACTATATAATCGTAACAGGTTCAATTGAACCAGTCAAGAAAGAAGGTGAGAATTTGAAGGTAGACAAGAGAAAGCTTGAAATTGCAATGGCCAGGGCAAAGCTTAACCGCGATACGCTGGCCAGGAAGGCAGATATGCCGATTCCTACAGTATGTAATGTTTACAGCCGTGGAAGCTGCAAACCTGCCACGGTGGGCCGCATAGCGGAAGCTCTGGGCATTGATGTAACTGAAATTTTAGCAGACTAATAAGATGCCGGGCGGGCATAGCATAGGGGATGATACCCCATCACATCAACCAGGGACATTCGTTCTGGGTTCCCAATCTGGGAAAGCAGAGGGCCGTTCTGGCCAGAGCTAAAGTTGTGACGTCACAAGTTGCGATATCGCAACAAGAAAGGAGATGGTGGCATGACCCTATACATCTACAGAGTCATCCGGGAGCACCTGGACGGCACACGGGGCAAGCGGGCAAAACAATATTGCTGCTATGAGCCAGAATTACATATAGGTGGGCTATATGTCCATCTGGGGACGGGATACCCGGGCTTTCAGCGGGTATTAAGTATGAGCACGAAGGAATTTCCAGATTGAAGAAAGGAGTGTTAAAAGAGTGAGCAAACAGTATCTTAGTGCAGCAGATGTAGGGCAGATTATGAATTATTCAACCAGCCACAGTTATGCAATCATCAAGCAGCTAAATGCGGAGCTTAAGGCCAAGGGGTACATAATCAGGTCAGGCCAGATACCCAGGAAGTATTTTATGGAACGGGTAGGGCTGGAGGATGAACAAAGCGGGGTGGGCGCTTGAAGGATGGAAACATGAAGGAATACGCACTGTATTACAGCAGGTTGGGACTGGCCGTATTCCCCATCAAGCCCAAGAGTAAGCAGCCGCTTACAGAGCATGGGTTAAAGGATGCCTCAAAGGAGCCGGAGCAGATTGAAAGCTGGTGGAACCGCTGGCCTGTGGCAAATATCGGAATAGCTACGGGAGCCGTTTCAGGGGGGCTTGTGGTGATTGACCTGGATGTGGACAGGGATAAAGGCATAGATGGCCGTGTGACGCTTAGAGAGTGGGAAGCAGAGCATGAAAAGCTGCCAGACAACACATGGTTGGCAATAACTGGCCGTGGCGGATACCACTATTTTTACCATGATACATCCACTGTAAGGAACCGTACCGGGATATATGAGGGGATAGACATAAGAGGGGACGGCGGTTATATTGTGGCGCCGCCGAGTGTTCACCCAAATGGAAATACCTATGAATGGGAGCAGGACCCTATGCTGTATCCTCTGGCAGAGGCGAATGGGGCAGTATTTGATTTCCTTGTAGGTCCTGCCTCACGGGAACCGGAGCCAGTCTCTTTTGATTTACCGGAACAGATACCGGACGGGCAGCGAACAACAGCAATGGTCAAGCTGGTATGCAGCCAACAGGCTAAGGGGTTGTCGGATGAAGCCATCAGGGCGGCTGTGAAGGCCGAGAACGAGGCTAAATGCGTTCCACCTTTAACAGACCAGGAACTTGAAAAAGAGGTATTCCCAGCGCTTACACGCTATCAGAAGGGAACGGCTCCGTATAACCGAGATTTTTCAAGGCGGAGTAATTGGAATGAACAGCCTGTTATTAAAAAAGGACCGGTAAACCTTGTATCCATGGATAAAGTGGAGGAAAAGGAACCGGAATGGCTGGTAACGGATTACATACCCAAGGGACAGATAACAGTCCTGGCTGGGGACGGCGGTTCTGGAAAAACCACAATATGGTGTTCCATAGCGGCAGCAGTGAGTAGCGGCGGGCCGTGCTTCCTTAATCAGGATAACCCTTTTGCAAAGGAGTGTTTACCAGGACGGGTATTGTTCTTTTCCTCTGAGGATTCAGCGGAATATACCTTGAAGGGGAGGCTACGGAGGTCTGGGGCCAAACTGGAGAATGTTCTATCATTGGATTTGGCAGATGAACGGTTCCCGGAGATTAAGTTTAACGCTCCTCTGCTGGAGGAACTAATAAAGGAGTACAGGCCGGAGTTGGTCATATTTGACCCATTGCAGAGTTATGTCCCCCCTGATATCCAGATGGGGCAGAGGAACGCCATGAGGGCATGCTTAAACCCTCTGATTGGCCTGGGGGAGAAGTATGGGACGACCTTTATTATTATTGTCCATACCAACAAGCAGGTAGGGTTATGGGGCCGTAAACGCATTGCAGACAGCGCTGATATATGGGACATTGCCAGGAGCGTGCTAATTGCTGGTGAGGCCAATGACGGCTTACGCTACATATCCCAGGAAAAAAGCAATTACGGTCCACAGGCTCAGACAGTCCTTTTCCGGCTGGATTCCGGGAAGGTAGAATTTGAAGGCTACACGGATAAGAAAGACAAGGACTATGTGACAGCAGCCACGGCGGCCACGTATCAGGCCCCGGCCCGTGAGGATGCCAAAGCTTTCATACTGGACTACCTGAAGGACGGGGAGAAGGAAACTGCCGACCTGGACGGGATGATGAAAGCCCAGGGGATATCGGGAAGAACATTGGAAAGAGCCAAGGCAGATTTAAAAAAAGATGGAGAGATAGTGTATAAACACCGTGGATTCGGCAAGGACAAAAAAGTGTACTGCAAATTAAGCAATCCTATATCCTGTGAGAACTTGGCGGAGTAAAGGAAGAAATCTATATTTTATAAGGTTTTATCCATTCACCGCCACTTTGGCGGAGATTATAGCAATGGTGATTCATTCACCGCCACTTGGCGGAGTAAATGGAAGCCTCATAGAATAAGGGTTTTCGCCATACACCGCCACGGATTCTATGGGTATATGAGTATAGAAAAGCAATGAAAGGAGAAATACATGAAAATTAATGAAGTTAGATTCCTGGGATTCAACCGGAATGAACTAAGAGCAATACGCAAACAGACAGGTAAGAGCGGAGAGGATGAGCTGACAGTGTGCTTTACCCAGGAAGTGGCCGACATTATAGGGGCCGATGTAGCTGTGTTTATCATGCAGGGTTCCACGGCTATAGTAAAGGCAGGTGAGTAAAGATGGCTTATGGATACATGAGGCCAGACCCAAAAGAGGCGTTCAGGAATGCGATTCGTTACTATGGGGAATTGATTGACATTGCCGTGGAAGAAGGTTACACGGAGGAACAGGCCATGGAGCTGCTGAAGGTGTGGGCACTGGTTGGCATTGAATCCAATGTGAGACAGATTGGTTAATGAAAAAGCCCCATAGGAAGCGGGAACTTCCTACAGGGCCATGAGCAGCCGGAGCCGCTACAGATTGCACTTACATAGTAGCATAATCCGGCCAGAAAAGCAAAAGGAGGATTTTGTAAAATGACATATCCATTAATTGAGCAGGAAATTGTAGAAAGATGGTTATCAGATTCAAATAAACCGGATGAAACGGACAAGGAGTTTGCGACTGCAATGGTTCAGGCAATCAACCGGGCATATTATAAAGGCTTGGAAGATGGCAGGAAGGAGGCCGCTACATGCAAAGAATGATATGCATCCCATCCAACCAGTACAGCCAGATGCTTGAAAGCTATGACAACGCAATGAAGGAGCTGCAGGAACTTAAGGAGCAGCTACAGGCCATGAAGGAAGGTGATTGCGCTGTCCGTAAAGATTAAGGTGTCCTATGAGCGCCCGGAGGAGCTGCTGCACATCCTTGACAGGCTCCGGCCGGATATCAAGATCTGGAGGAAGTCCGGGAACCGGAATGGACAGTTCAAAAAAGCGTACATAGAAATTAAGGAGCGCCCGGCATAAGCTGGGCGTTTTTTAAATATTTTCAGTAAAAACGTTGACATATGGTGCACCCTATGATATCATATATACATGAGGAGGTGAGAAACAAAGATGGCAAAAGGGCGAAGCAGAAAGAAAAAGAAAAGCCCAGTCAATTGGATTGAAATTGCGGTTCAATTCCTGACAGGGCTAATCACTGGGATTATCATACTGATAATCGACAAGCTATGGAAATAGCGGAGAGGGGCGAAAGCCCTTCTCTACTTAAAGAATAACACAAACTGCCATCTTTAACAATATGAGAATTGCGATAATCGCAGTCATTGCGATAACTGCCGGTTTTATCGGGCGAAAAATCTATATGTACTGGAGGGATAAATATGCCAGTAGGTAATCCGAAACCTCAAACTGTAGCAACAAAGAAATATGAGAAAAAGGCGGGATTTGTAAGTAAATCATATAAGCTGAAACGTACTTTGGTAGACCAGTTTGCAGATGCTTGTGAGCTGGCCGGGGTGAGTCAGGCGGCACAGCTTACAAATATGATGCAAGGGTTCATTGACCAACAGGGGAAAAACAGGGCATAAAGAAGTATTCCAAGGTCCTGAAAAGGTCGCTTTTCTGATATGGAAATAAAAGCTGTCCCTGCCTTTATGCCTTGGAAATGACGCAAGAAAATGGCTGGGGGCCTGACAGAACCTTACTTTTCTCTTGCGTACCCCTGGCACATCTGGTAAAATAATGGTAAGCAAACAGAATATTGATAAGTACCCCGGCCCCACATACTGCCAGGCCGGAAGCCTTAGAGATAACAGGCGCGGGAATAGTTTTCGACTTAAAGGTCGTTTACTGTTCCTGCGCTTTTTTGTTTGTTTTGTAAGTTCATCGTAAAATCTCCTTAGACCCGCGGGGCGGCGGGGAAAATCCGCCCTTCAATATTGTCCACAGGACGTTAAACAGGAAGGATGGAAGAACATGGAAGAGAATACCAACATGACAGAGCAGACCCAGGCCGAAAACATGGGGAATGAATCAGAAGCACAGGGAGCCGCCGGGAAAGAAGGAAAACTCTTTACCCAGGACGAGGTAAACAGCTTTGTACAGTCCCGGATTGCCCGGATGAAGGGCCAGGTTACGAAGGAGGCACAGGCAGAATACAGCCAGAAGCTTGCGGAGCTGGAAGCCAGGGAAATGAAGCTGCTGGTTAAGGAGCGGCTAAGTGACAGGGGGATGCCTAAGGAATTAGCTGATATTATCACCTGTGCGGATGAAAAGGACATAGACAGTAAGCTTGATGCGTTACAGAAAATATATGGAGGCCAGGGAGCAGCCAGGAAAGAAGATAGGCCCACAGGGTTTGTACAGATAGGCGCGGCCAGTAATAACGGGCAGTTGCCCGTTGCCGACCCGGTACGCAAGGCCATGGGGCTTGAATGAAAGGATTGATAAGAGAATATGGCAATTGATTTAGTAACACAATATCTTCCCTATGTGGACGAACTGTTTTCAACAGAGAGTAAGAAGTCACTGCTGACCAACCAGGACTTAAGCTGGACAGGGGCGCACACCATCAAGGTGTATAAGGTCACAACAGCCAGCATGAACGATTATGGCCGTTCCGGTCCGTCTGAGGGCGAGTGGTCCAGGTATGGCAAGGTGCAGGGCCTGGATGCCACCACGGAGGAGTTCACACTTAAGAAGGACCGTTCCTTTACCTTTGCGATTGATAAGCTGGACAAGGACGAGACAGGCGGACAGCTTGCGGCAGCCTCTGCCCTGGCCAGACAGGTGAGGGAGGTTGTGATACCAGAGGTTGACACTTACGTGTATGGCGTGATGGCCACGGGGGCAGGCCAGAAGCCAGAAGCGGTGGCGCTGACAGCCGACAACATCTATACAGAGATTATCAAGGCAAGTAATGCTCTGGATAACGAGGAAGTGCCGGAGACAGGCCGCATCATTGTTGTGACGCCGGATGTGTACCTGCTGATGAAACAGTGCAAGGATATCGTAATGGAAACGGATATTGGCAACGATTTAAGGCTTAAGGGGGTTATCTCCAACCTGGACGGTGCCAATGTCATAAAGGTGCCTAAGAAGCGACTTCCTACTGACTTCGGTTTTATGGTGGCCCATCCGGTGGCATGTGTTGCCCCCACGAAGCTGGAGGACTACAAGACCCATCAGGACCCGCCTGGAATCAGTGGTGAGCTGGTGGAGGGACGTATCTGCTATGATGCGTTCGTCCTGGAGAACAAGGCCAAGGCCATCTACTATCAGACAGTGACAGCGGCAAGTAAGTAAGAAGGGAGCGCCCCGGACTTTCCTCAGCGGATTGCCTGGGGCGTTTTTGTAGGTGATTGAATGGATAAGATAGACAGGCTCATAAAAGTGGCCCAGAGCAGGGTGCCGCCTAAACCGTTGATTGATTTCAGCCATGCAAGCAATGATGAACTGTATGAACTGATTAACGAGGCCACCACAGAGGAACGGTTTCATGAAGTTGTGTACGCCATTGTGGACAGGGCAGGAAGGGGGCAGCTATGGCCCAAATCAGATTAAAGACCAGGACGGCAACGGAGATACGCCGGACGCTTTCCAGAGTGATGAACATGGTCGCAAATGGTGAGATGGACAACAAGACGGCCAATACAATCATACTGGGATGCAATGCGGTATTGTCCGCCATCAGGACGGACGAGCAGCAGCGAAAGATTGATGAACTGGAAAGGATACTGAGCAATGTCAAATAGGAACCATGAGGGCTACCACGACCCCACGGCCTCCCAGGCCATAAGGAGGGCAGACAGGAGCCGCAAGGAGGCGGTAGAATGTCGTGGCCTTGCATATCAGCTACAGGAGGCGAGGGGCTTCCAGAAGATGCGCTCAGAATTGAGCTGACAGCCATTTAATGGTAAGTACAGGGAGGACGGGATTTCATGACCAATGAGCAGCTTGTTATAAGGATTAAGGCCGGGGAGGATGTAGCCGGGAACATGGAGCAGCTATACAGCCAGGTGCGGCGCTTTATCCACACCGTTGCCTGGAAGTACCGGGACAGCGGGGAACTGGAGGACCTGGAGCAGGAGGGATATCTTGCCCTGTATCCTGCCATTGATGGATACGACCCGGCCCAGGGGGTGAGGTTCCTCACCTATGCGGAATACCATATCCGGCAGCGGATGCGCCGCTATCTCCAGATGAACGGCAGTTGCTTAAGGCTCCCTGTACACTGCCTGGATAAGGTGCAGAAGTATAAGCGGTTCTGTAGTTCTTTCCAGCAGGAATATGGCCGGGAGCCGTCAGGCAGGGAAGCGGCGGCCTTTATGGGCCTCACCCGAGAACAGGTAGAGGATATAAGGGAAAATGCCTGTATGGCCCGCCTCGGAAGCCTGGACAGCCCTGTAAAGGGCATTGACGGTGGGGAGGATACCACCATAGGGGATATGGTGGCCTCTGCCGAGGATATGGAGGGGGATGTCGTGGAACGGATGCAGCAGGAGCAGCTTAAGGCTGAGTTGTGGGATTGTGTGGACAGCCTACCAGGGCAGCAACCAGCAGTAATCAGGATGCGCTTCCAGGAGAACATGACCATGGAAGCCATAGGTCAGGAATATGGTACATCAGGGGAGGCGGTGCGGCAGATGCAGGCCAAGGCCCTGCGGGAATTGCGCAAGCCCAGGTATGCCAAACGGCTGCGGCCATTCCTGCCAGATGCGGATAGGATTTACAGCATGGCCCTGGTGGGGAACGGAGCGGGGAAGTTTAACCTCACCTGGACAAGCAGCACGGAGCGTGTGGCCCTGGATGTGATGGACTGGGAGGAACGGCGCCGGATGCATTTGGAGCTGCTGGAGTGGGTGAGGCAGGAAGTTGCGATATCGCAACAAAATAAGGCTGCTTTGTGATACTCATTTTGAGAGCAGTTGTGGTACTCAAATGGAACTATAAAAAAGCATAGAGAATAAAAAACAAACATACATTCGATAAAAACATACGAAAAATAAAGAAAAAGAGTATGAGTAATGGATGTAAACACATCCGCCCATGGACATTGACGAAACAAACCTGACCTTATCCGTGGCAAACATACAGAACACGTTTGAGACTGAACAGGCTATCCCGGAAAAAGATTCCTACCGCTATTCTAAACTTCATGCAGAGCTGACCACCTATTCAGGCCGTATTAGTACCGATGTGATTACGGCAGCCAATTTCTTGGAAGCATTTGACGAGGAAATGGCGAGGATGGACGAGGCCGGTGTTCCGGAGGAGGGGAGGATGCTGTATGTCACCCCAACCATGAATAAGATTGTGAAGGAGGCAGAAGGACTCCAGAGGGTTATGACCGTCGCATCCCCGTCCACAATCAACCGTAAGGTACATAGCTTGGATGATGTGACCATAAAGATGGTTCCGGCAGCCAGGATGAAGACGAAGTATGACTTTACAACCGGCTGTGTAGCTTCCGCTGACGCCAAGCAGATTAACTGGATTCTGATTCACACATCCTGTGTAGTCTGCCGCGACAAATACAGCTACATCAAGCTGTTCACCCCAGGAACGGATTCAAGAACGGCGGACGGATATTTGTATCAGAACCGTTGCTATGGCGACCTGTTCCTTCTGGAAAAGAAGGTGGAGGGATGTGCCATGAACGTAGAGGCAGCCGGAGCGTAAGGAGGTAGTATGAGAGCAGTTAAGGGAAATAAAGAGTACACCATTGATGAAAGCCAGCAGAAGTCCTATCAGGATGCGGGCTTTGATATTGTGGGTGATGACGGCCGGGTGACCGCGTATGGACGCGGGAAGACAGTGCCTTTTGATGAATACATGAAGGCGGTTAAAGAGATTGAGCATCTGCAGAACATAGCGGCTGAAAGATACACTGAAAACGAAGCTTTGAAAGCAGAGATTGCAGCCCTCCAGGCCCCAAAGCAGGAATCGGCAAAGAAAGCGGAGAGTAAAAAGGCGGGTGAATAACATGCCCTATGAACCCTATGTCACCTATGAGTACTACTGTGATGCATACAAGGGAGATGTAATCCCCATGGACGAGCTGGACAAGGCCCTTAAGCAGGCCAGCCGCCACGTTGATTCCCTGACCTACAACCGTATTGTGGGCCGGGGATTTTCTAATCTGACAGCTTTCCAGCAGGATGTTATCCAAGAAGTGGTCTGCCAGCAGGCGGACTTTGAATGGGAGAATACAGACGAGATTAACACCATCCTGCAGGGCTACAGCATCAATGGTGTATCGGCACAGTTTGGCAGCAGCTGGAACGTATTTACGGACAAGGGCGTGGCTATGAAGCGTGATGTGTACGCCCTGCTGTCCCAGACGGGCCTGTGCTGCCGGTTAGCGAGGTGAACCATGAAATATCCATTCTTAGTTCCAAAACGGCTATGTAAGACAGATATACATGTCCATCTGGAGTCGGAGGACACGGATAACCACGGTCAGCCGGAGAAGGCGCTGGACCTGGAATTGAAATGCAACTTCCAGGACCGGGCCAAGACCATTCTGACCACAGAAAAGAAGCTGGTGCAGATAACAGGTACGGCCTTGTTCCCCGGGGACATTGCCCCGGACTTCCCAACCTTAAGCGGGGGTACCGTTACCATATTCGGGGAAGAGCGGAGGATAGAGCAGGGGATGAAGGCCAGAAACCCGGACGGGACGGTTAACTATTGTCAGTTGGAGGTGGTCTGATGCAGGTTAAATCAACTGTGAAGATGAATTTCCCGCGGATTAAACAGCTGACACAGGCGGCAGTGACTGCCTTGGAGATGACAGCGGAGGCACTACACACGGAGGTTGTCCAGGTCCAGGTGATGCCTTTTGACACAGGCCACCTGGAGGAAGACAGCTTTTTTGCGGATTACAAAGAATGTGGTCAAGGGAAAGCGACGCTGGTGGTAAACACGCCTTATGCGCGGCGTCTGTATTTTCATCCGGAATACAACTTCCAGACGGATGAGAACCCGTTTGCCGGTGGCGAATGGTATGAACCATGGCTACCTGGTGGAGTAAGCCAGGATTTTGCCAGGAATGCATTTAAGCGGTTTTACAAGAAAGTAGGTGGTGTATGATGCTGACCTTGGATGACATCCGGGGATACATAGGAGGCCTGGGAATTACGGCTGACAGGAATGTCTATATCGGGAAGCTGAACAGCAAGAAGGACCATTCCATTGGTGTATATCACCGGCAGGGCAGCGGTCCTCCCGTGATGGCCCTGGGGGGACATGATTATAGCAGCTACAACATCCGGCGCATCTCCCTGCTGGTCCATTGGGACAGGGATGTACAGGCATCAGAGCGGGCCGCCTATGAGCTGTATGAGAAACTTAAAAACGTATCCAGCCTGTCCATAGGGGGTACACCCATTAATTGTATCATCCTCCAGGTACCGGAACCGGTTGACGTGGGAACGGATGAAAAAGGTGTATATGAATATGTGATATGGCTGGATTTTGTGTATCAGAGAAAGTGAGGAATGAGATATGGCAGATGCAGCAGGAAGAGTTTATCCGGTGCATAACAATGTGTTTAAGTTTGGCATAAAAGGCCTTGAAAGCACAGAGGAGAATATGGCTGTACCGTTAGATTTGGAGAATTTCGCTCCGTCCATTGACGGTACCGTAGAGGAATGGTATGCCATGGATGCAAAGGGCTGGGCAAAAGCAGCCATGACAGGAAAGAAGCTGGGATTTTCCTTCAAAGGAAAGAGGTCAGTAGGTGACCCGGCCAATGACTATATTGCCGGCCTGGCCTGGAAGTTCGGACAGGACGTCATGACGAAGTTTGAGTGGACCATGGTATCCGGCGCAAAGCTGGCCTGTGACGTGGTTGTGAATGTGACCACTCCGGGCGGCGGTGATACAACCAACATTGACACCCTGGAATTTGAAGTGACGGGATATGGCGCCCCGACATTTACACCGGCGCCCACACCAGGAGCATAAGGAGGAATAACGAATGGCAAGGAAAGTAGATATCACAGATAAATTGAGTTTTGAAGGGAATCCATCCCTGGTAATCAAGGGAAAGGCCATAGAAGTGAATGCGGATGCCCCGACCATGCTTAAGGTCATGGGACTGATGTCGGCTAATGACCCTGGTGCACAGGAAATCCTGGAGGCCTACGACATGATGTTCCCAGAAAAGTCCAAGAAAGAGATAGAGAGGATGAAACTGGGATTCAATGACTTGATTATTGTAGTGCAGGAAGCGGTCCAGCTCATTTCCGGCATGGAGGAACCTGCCGGGGGAGAGCAGTGACCCGTACTACGATATGTTTGAGGATTGGGACCTGATAGTCTCCAGCTTCCTGTCGCAGTACGGGTTGCGTATACGAACGAAAGAATTTGAAACAGTCTCCTGGGACGAATTCAAGGCACTGATTGCCGGCCTGTCCCCGGAGACGGCATTAGGCCGTGTGGTAGCCATCCGGTCCGAAACGGATAAGGATATCATCAAACATTATACAAAGGACCAGCGCCGGATATATGATGATTGGCGTAACCGGGAAATGAAAGAAATGGATGGGGAAACCTTCGAGAAGGAAATGGCCGGCCTGGAGAAGATGTTTGCGGCTATGTGCGGAGGTGGTTAAGATTGAGAAAGTAAGATGTGTAAGATGTGGACAGACCCTTCTCCTGGCGGAATACGTTAAGGGGGAAATTAAATGTCCCAGATGTAAAACCATAAACAGGTTGGATATAAAAATGACAGAGCCTAGAGCCGCACCAAAGGAGTAGCGAGCCAGAGCCTGCTTTTGAATTAAAAGGCAGGTGATATGTATGGCAGCTGACAGCGTAGGCCAGATTGGCCTTGACCTTGTGGTCAACCAGAATCAATTTAAACAGCAGATGGCCGGAATACAGGGGCTGGCTAAAAAGGCGGGAGCTGCTCTCGCGGCGGCGTTTGCAGTAAAGAAAATCATAGACTTCGGCGCACAGTGTATTGAATTGGGGTCCGACCTGGCGGAAGTCCAGAATGTGGTGGATGTCACGTTCCCACGTATGTCCAAACAGGTGGACGACTTTGCCAAGAACGCCATAACCTCCTTTGGCCTGTCCGAGACCATGGCTAAGAGGTTTACTGGCACCTTCGGCGCAATGGCTAAAGCATTCGGTTTTGGTGAACAGGCAGCCTATGAGATGTCCACGACCTTGACTGGTCTGGCTGGGGACGTGGCGTCCTTCTACAACATTAGCCAGGACGAGGCCTATACAAAGCTGAAATCCGTGTTCACGGGTGAAACAGAGACTCTTAAGGACCTTGGCATTGTCATGACCCAGAGCGCCCTTGACAGCTATGCCCTGGCCAATGGCTATGGTAAGGTGACGGCAAAGATGTCCGAAGCCGAGAAGGTAGCTCTGCGGTATAAGTTCGTGCAGGACCAGCTGTCCACAGCGTCTGGTGACTTCATCCGGACGGCGGATGGCTGGGCAAACCAGGTGCGTGTCCTGAAGCTGCAGTTTGACAGCCTTAAAGCCACAATCGGACAAGGACTCATTAATGTACTGACACCGGTCATCCAGGTAATCAACCGCATCATCAGTAAGCTGATGAGCCTGGCCAATGCCTTCAAGGCATTCACGGAGATGGTAACTGGGAAGAAGGGCGGGGGCGGTGCATCTGCGGCCACGGCAGGTATGGATGCAATGGCTCAGTCTGCGGATAAGGCAGGAGCAGCTGCAGGGGGAGCCGGCGGGGCTGCTAAGAAGGCCGCTAAAGACATGAAAAGTGTCAGCACAGGCATTGATGAGCTTAATATCATTAATCCTGATGCGGATTCCGGAGGCGGTGGTTCCGGAGTTGGAGCTGATGGTGGGTATTCTGCGGACGAGTTTGATATGGGTGAGCTTGATACCTCGCTTATTGATGAGGTAGACAGCAAATATCAAGGATTATTAGATAGAGCGACCCAGCTAAAGGGCATATTTTTAGCCGGGTTTAAGATTGGTTTTGGTGATACCAGCGTTCTGGATAGCATGAAGGAATCCATCCAGAGCATCAAGGACAGCCTGACGGAGATATTCACATCTCCGGAGGTGCAGCAGGCCGCCAACCGGTTTGCCAATATCCTGGCCATCAATCTGGGCAAGATAGCAGGTTCTGTCGCCAGTATAGGGGCATCCATTGCGGATAATCTGTTGGGTGGAATCAGCCTGTTTTTACAGCAGAATAAAGACCGTATAAAGGAATATATCGTTGCCATGTTTGACATTGGCTCACGTATTGCTGAAATAGAAGGTAAAGTAGCAAAAGCGTGGTCAACGGTTTTTTCGTCCCTTCGCAGTGACAGTGCAAAGCAGATTAATGCCGATATTATTGGGATATTTTCCGAAGCCTTCATGGGTGGTACGGAACTAGCAGGGACTTTTGCGGCGGATGTATTGGATACAATTACGGCTCCCTTCATCGAAAATGCGGATTACATCAGGACAACCCTGGAAGATACATTCAGCGCGGTTGAACCTGTTTTTTCTACAATCAAAGATTTAGCTGCGGAAACTTTTGAAAAGATAGGTACCACATATGATGAGCATGTAGCCCCCATGCTGGCAACTTTCAGACAAGGGTTTACGGAAATTGGTACTTTGTGGCTTAATCTGTATAATGCCCATATCCTTCCGGTATTACAGAATTTGTCAACGCGGTTTGTGGAATTTAAGGACCAGTATCTCAGCCCGCTGATTGATAAATTCTTGGAATTTGGTGGAAAAGTAGCAGATGCGATCACAAAATTATGGACCGGAGTTCTACAGCCATTCATTGAATGGTTCATGACCAATGTGGCACCGGTCATAGCTTCATGCCTACAAACCGCCATTGATACATTCTTTGGTTTCTGGGAAGCCGTTTCGGGTGTCATAGAAGGATTGCTCACAGCGCTTGGCGGTGTAATTGACTTCATTGTTGGTGTGTTTACTGGTGACTGGAGTCTTGCCTGGGAAGGAATCAAGGAAATATTCACCGGTATTTGGGAGGCATTGAAAGAGCTCGTTTCTGGTGCAGTAACATTCATTCAAAATGTTGTTAACCTGGCGTGGACTGCTATATCTGGAGCAACCAGTACCATCTGGAACGGAATCAAGACACTCTTGAATACTCTTTGGAACTGGCTTAAGTCTCTGGCCAATACATTATTCAATGCTATCAAGACATCCATCAGCACGGCCTGGGAGAATGTCAAGAGTAAGACATCAGAAATATGGGAATCCATTAAGGAATTCGTATCAAATCTGTGGGATACAATCAAGACGGCAGTGGATGAGAAGTTCACGGCCATGAAAGATGCTATTGCCGGAGTCTGGGATACGGTGAGAACAAAGACAAAAGAAACCTGGGACGGTATCTGGGCAGATATAAAGGGTATCATCAACATGATTATCAATGGTGTAGAGAGCATGGCCAACAGGGTTATTGATGCGATTAATGCCATGATAGACGCCGTAAATGAGGTGGCGGATAAGGTACCAGGCATCGGCGCTGATTTTATCCCGAATATACCAAACATCCATCTTCCGCGTCTGGCCCAAGGCGGTTTTGTCCGCGCCAACACCCCGCAGCTGGCCATGATAGGTGATAACAGGCACTATGGCGAGATTGTAGCGCCTGAGGATAAGATGCAGGCCATGGTGGACCGGGCGGTGGCCTTGGCGTCCCAGCAGAGTAATGGTGGAATGAGTGAGTATTATCTGGGCATGATGGTGGAACTGCTAAGAAATATCATCGACCTGATTGAACGGATGGACCTGACGGTTAACATTGACATCCGGGAAATCAGGAAGAAGCTGGTGGAGCTGGATAAGCGCAGTGGTTATTCATTTGGCAGCACATAAGGAGGCGGTTTTTATACATGGCGATAATCACAATCAATGGTCGGACGTTCCCGGGCCCTGATGTGGGTGGGAAGCTAACCGTGGCTACGAATGTATCCCAGGGCAAGAATGCCTTGGGGGAGTTCGTTGGACAAAAGGTAGGGCGGGACCAGTACAAGTTTGACAGCCTTCAGTGGAAACAGTTGGACGCAAAGACCTGGTCTGATATGTTGAAGGAGTTTGAGAAGTTTGTGGTCATAGCCCGGATACCGGATATGGTTAATAATGATTGGATGACTCTTAAGATGTATCCTGGGAACCGGACAGCGGAGCCGATTGCGTTTGATGCGGACGGACTTCCAACCTTATATCAGAACTGTAAAGTAAACATCGTAGATTGTGGGGTGATTGAGTAATGCAAAAGGCATCGAAGGAATATAGGCAGTCAATGGATTCAGTACCCCGTAACCAATCCTATATGGTAGTCACGATTGGTATTATTAATCAGGTAGCCCAAAAGGATTCGACTGTGGTGCCGGAGCATGGCGCCGAATACAGCTACCTGTCTAATTTTACCCGGCTCCTGGACAATTACGAAGTGGAACTGGAGTATGTCACCATGGAGCATAACTGGTTTAAGGCGGATGGCTCCATGGTATTTCCACCGCGGACAGATGCTGCGGATTACCTGTATAATAACGGTGTCATTTCAAAGGATTTACTGGGACCCGTCTGTTTAAAGTTTGGGGCGGCCTATGATATCCGTGGACTGACCGTCAACTGGGGCAGGAATTACCCGGTGGATTTTACAGTCAGTAATGGTACTAAGACTGTGGAATACACCGGAAATACCTTAAGCTATTGGACCATGGACGATATATTTGATGGGACTGAGTATCTGATAATTACGCCCACCAGGATGGTCAATGGCCAGGGGCGGCTGCGAATATACAAAATCCTTATGGGAATCGGCATCAGCTTTGAGAATAAGAAAATCCAGAAGGCCATAAAGACAGAATACATCAGCCCAGTGGCTGGAGAGTTATCAACGGTAGATTTTTCCTTGCAGATTGAGAACTACAACCGCATGTTTGATGTGGAGAACAAAGCCAGCGTTATTCATTATCTGGAGGTGGGCCAGGAAGTTACGGTCCGTTATGGCTATGATGTCCGGGACGGGAAAACCATATGGATGGACGGCTGTGTTACCTATCTGTCTGATTGGGAAGCAGATGATACCATGATGAGTTTTAACAGTAAGGATAAGATAGATGACCTAAGTGACGTATATTATCGGGGCCTATACCGGTCAGAAGGTATTACGCTGTATGACCTGGCGTTAGATGTCTTTAAAGATGCAGGGTTGGATGAAAGGGCCTATGAATTGGATGAGTACCTGAGGAAGGTCACCGTATACAACCCGTTGCCATGTGTGACTCATAAGGAATGCCTGCAGATTATAGCCAATGCCGGCCGGTGCAGACTGTACCAGGACCGCAAGGGAATCATTCGTATCCAGGCAGCCTTCGTGACGGTCATATCCCCGGAACGCATGATTGTACAGTCAGAGGATGCCACACCATGGAGTAACCTCCCGTCCGTGGTCAACAGCGCCACCAAGTATGAGTACGCAACCATGTCAAGGGACCATTGGAGGGTAGACGGGGCCATGTACTTCCTGCCGCGGTCCGGGCAGTATCTGGCGGCCGGGTTTGTATCTGCACAGGTTGCGGATGCAGCCGGGAACTTCCAGGGCAACCCAAGGTTAACCATCATTTTGGAGGCAGCCATGGTCTACTACAGTCTGCGTCTTAATTTTTCCAGCAACCCAGCCCATGGTGTAACCATCCATACCTACTTTGAAGGGACACTGCAGGAGAGCTATGCAGTTCCGGGACCTTTTGGTGTTGAGAACATGATAAAGCATGAGTTTTCTCAGTTTGATACAATAGAGTTTGAGTTTACCCAAGGTCAGCCAAACAGTCGCGTATTTGTGGATTCCGTGGTATTCGGGGATGTGACGGACTATAACATGGATTACCGTGTTATGACCAAGACACCAGTTGGACGGCAGGAGGAGAAAGTTGGCCGGGTGGATATAGTACGGAATATCTATAGTGAGACAGATGAGGTCAAGAATATCTTTCAGGAAACGTTGGATGTGACAGGCTACAACTCCTATACCTTTTATTTTACAGAAGCATCCTATGATATATCGGCGGCGGCTGGTGGGGTGCTTCTTACTATTACAGGTAGCAGCAACTATTATGCGACTGTGGATGTATCTGGCTTAGTCGGGGAGTATGAGTTTGTGGTAGATGGTAAAGCTTATGCGGTGACCAGCAAGTTGTATTCCAAGGTCATCAACACGACTGGGACCGTGGAGGAGTGGAGCAACCCACTCATAAGCGAGGAGTCACTGGCGCAGCTGCAGGCGGACTGGTTGGGAAATTATTTCAGGAATAATATTGAATATGATATTACTTATCGTGGAGAACCAAGGCTGGATGCTGGAGACATCCTGTTCTTAGAGAATAAATATGTGGAAGGACTACAGATACAGATATGTGAGCACAAACTAAACTTTAACGGCGGCTCATTGTCTGGTACGGTCAAAGCAAGACGGGCTGTGGGACAGGAGGGATAAGTTGGCCAGAGAAGAGAATGCGAGTTATGAAGGGAAGGGGCAGAGAGGATTGTCAAGGGCGGGCCTGATAAACACTATATACCCAGTCGGTTCAATTTACATGTCTATTAATCCCACAAATCCATCGGAGTATTTCGGGGGTTCCTGGACACTTTTTGCACCAGGACGAACCTTGGTGTGTGTGGATACATCTCAAGCAGAATTTAATGTGGTGGAAAAACCTGGTGGCAGTAAGACTATAAACCTAAACCATACACATGCGACTGCAAACCATGCGTTAACTACTGAAGAAATGCCTTCTCATTCTCATGTAGGAGTAACCACTCATAATGAGAATAATTCGGCTTCTGGTCAGGGTTTTTCTGCTAATGATACGCATAGGGGGTTCCAGACAACGGATAGAGGAGGGCAGAACACAATGTGGGGAAGCATATCATATACGGGAAGCAATTGGGGGCATAACCATGGGAATACTGGTGCTAACCTTTCGTCAGCTCAGTCTATATTACAGCCTTATATGACATGCTACATGTGGAAACGGACCGCGTAATTAAGAAGAGGTGTGATAATTAT